TTAATCGGCTATTCCTTTTTCCTTTAGATAGTCAATCTCTGCATCTAACACAATTTGAATTACATTAACAGATACATTTGTTTTTTGTTTAATATATTTAATCAAATCTTTTTCATTAACTTCCACATAATTTCCTCCTTAATATATTTGAAATTTAAGCCCATGCTTCACACAAGCATCATGAAGCTTTTTCTTTCTTGTTTCAGATAATGAGTACCAAATCAATGTGGGAGTATAGTGATATTCCTTTTTTATGATTCGGGATAACTCTTTATATTTTTTGATCTTTTCATAATTAGTTTTCATTGTTTGAACATTATCAATCTCCACAAAATAATATCGTCCTGCTCTTTTAAACCTAGCATCAGATATTAACGTATCATCATTAAAGTTGATTGGTCTTTCTTTTTCCCAATCTTTAGGCATACCAAGTTTTATATACAAATCATTGCGCATTAGAGTGTGTTTGATCTTATCACGTTTTAATTTGCTTTGATTGGATCCCACACGCTCTTTACCTCGATTGCTCAAATAATAAATTTTCTTTTCATATCTCACTGTAGATATGAGTTTATCTTTTTCCATTCGATGCAAGATTCGCTGTGCATTCCGATCACCGCCTAGCTTTTCAATAATTTGCAGCTGCTCTCTTGTAGCAAAATTTAATTCATTCAAACGTAACAGTATCTTTTCTTCTCTCTTGATCCTTTTCTCTTGTTGGATCACTTTCCTCAAACCTCCTTAAGCGTTCCCACATTTCTTTATTGTTTATAAAAGGAGTTTGAACAATCTGTTCTTCTGCTGTTTTATAAATCGCACGACCAGGATATTCTAGGCTTTCTGCACCTATTTGATCCAACGCCACTTCCGATTGTTTTATAGTGCTTAATCGAAAAGATACTTTAGCTAATGAATTAGCTTTTATTTGACGATCTAAAATATCGGATGTTGGGTATTGTGTTGAAAATAATAAAGAATACCCAAGCTGACCAGCAACTCTTGCTATATAACTCAAAATTTCTTGGCATTTTTTTGCATGTTCTTTATCCTTATCACTCATGCTTTTATGCGGTACTAATTCTCCAGCTTCGTCAATAATGATGAATTTACGTGTTTTTGCACCTGCCTCTTTTGCATTTTCTGCATTTATTTCTTTAAAATAATTTAAGTCTCTTTTGATATCTGCTTTAACCATGCTTAAAGCATTTTTGGAATCACTAAGATCACCAGCTACTATATTTACTTGTTTTAAATTTCTGTATCGGTGAAAAGCTAAACCACCTTTTAAATCAAGAATGTAAAACTCTACACCATCAGGATTATTTTCAATTAGATGCGTCATTAACATTTTCATAAAAACCGTTTTCCCCCATGTGGTTGCACCAGCAATAGTCATGTGCGGTACTGAAGAAAAATCATGAGTAATCAATCCGTCTAATCCGTAACCTATAGGAACATTCCATTTCGGTAATTCAACAAAAGAATAGTCATACTTTTTTCTTAATGGCTCTTTATAAACTTTAATTTTTAACTTAGTATCCATTTTAAAAACAACAGGTTTATTTAATGTTTTTTCTAATATGAATTCTAGCTTTGGGTTATCAGTTAATCCATACGGTAAGTTATATGCATATACAGTGTAACCCTTTTTTTTATGGGTATAGCAATGCATGGGTAATTTATCTTTTACTCTGAATCCAGTATTCTCAAATGTTTTTTCAATTTTCTTTTTATCAGAAACTGGACCAAATAAAGAACGGTGCAGTAAATAAGAGATTCCAGACCAAACACCTAATTCGAGCAACATCTATATAACCTCCTGTTCCGCAAGGTAACTGTCCAAATATTCTTTTTCTTCAAACATATTACCGTTGATAATGAAAGCTATATTTTGAAAATCATATTCATAAACAATTTTCTTTTCTTTTAATTCTTCTTTAATCCTATCCAACATTCTTCTATTCATTTCATCAAATCTCATTTTAAATTCCTCCTAAATGGAACAACATTGTCTGTATTCGTTGTAACCTCTACCACTTCTTCTTTTTCCTCTTCCTGTTGTTGTGGTTTAATACGATCATGGTAAAAGTCCATTGCGATAAATCCAAAAACCATGCAGACCGCACCGTAAATAGTTATCATTATCTTAACCTCCTCATGTTGTACACGATATCATCTACAGTGATCCACCCTTCTTCTATATCATCCTTTGTTTCTTCATACGATAAACCACGGAAAGCATCACAATCTACATAATCCAAGAAACAATCAATCATGTTTTCTTCTGTCGCTTCTGCATCAAAGTATCCTGCATTATCTAAAGCCTTTCTAATATTCATGGAATTTCACTCTCCTTCCTCAAATTTCATTCTTCATCATCCCATTCATGGATTCCAAATCTAAATGTCGTCCCACAATCACTACAATCGACCGTTTCATTAAATAAATTCATTTCAGCGAATTCTTCAACACTTTCGGGGTCGTTAAAATTAACATTCATCATATGTGAACCACAATTGCTACAAACAATTTCAAAATCAGGATCAAAAGGATCTCCGCATTTTACACACTTTGGTAAATCACTCATTTTATATCTCATCAACACCCCGCCTATTTAGAAAAATCATCCCACAGATCTCTGGATAAATCGTAATAACCAGTTAACTCTTCATCATCGTGAACATCAAAATCAACCATATGGCGGTAAATACTAGCTTTCTGATCTTTATTAGCACTTTTTGATAATTCTCTCAATTCTTCAGATGAATATAAAAACGGTGTATCTTCTAATCTTTCGTATTGAGAATCCTCTCGCTGCTCGCGCTTCGCATTGTTAATTCCACTAAAAACGGATTCCAGAAACCTCATTCCCGGCCCTCCTTTCGTTTCGCATATACAAACGAATATACACACGAATATTCTAGATACGAATCACAAAACGAATATTCCGATGTTGTTATATCAGTATTTAATAAGTAATAAACAAGCTGTAATTTCTTGTGCATATGAAAGAACAAAAATACGATAGCAAATGAAGTGATTGAATTTACTAAATTGTATGGGCGAATAACATAAATGATGCCTGTCTATTAAAGAAAACTTTAATAAAAATACATAAATGATTTATTTTTTAAAAAAGAGGAATTTTAAAGAATGAAATTGAATATTAATAATAAGTTATTTTGAAAAGGAGTTTATGTAGTGAATTGGAATCCGAGAATAGGGGATATAAGAAGAGAGAAAGGACAGAGGCAAAATTACATAGCAAATAAAATTCATGTATCTACTCAATCACTTAGCGCTTGGGAAAGGGGAGAAGCATACCCAAAGGCTAATTATTTGTTTGATTTAGCTGAAGTTTTGGAGTGCAAAGTAGATGATCTTTATGAAAGAGGAGAAAATGAAGAGAAATAAAAAAAGAGCAAAGGTTTTAGACTTTGCTCTAATCACACCTTTCAAAAATACACACCTAATCAATCGCTCCAAATTGATTAAAATGATCTACTTCATGGATCCCTTTTTTAATATCCTCCCAGTGAGATTCTATGTAGTGTTTTAAATCTGACATTTTTTCAGGTATGTTCTTGATCTCATTTTCGTAATAAACAAACGAACGGCCATGTAAATGATCGTATACTTTCACTACAATTCTTCTTGACTCCTTATCTTTCATTGATACTAGACTAAATCGTTTATCAAACTCTCGATTTCTCATCATACACCTCCCTCTTTTTGACTTCGATAATTTTATTCGACATTTACTAATTATTTCCTTGTTAAGATTTCTTTACGTACTTGCGGTTGTTATTTTATCCTCATTTGCATATAATAAGAACAAACGTTCTGTACAGGAGGTTAAAAATGATGAAAGCTAACAAACTTACACATGGATCTAATTTGTTGTGGGAATCGAGTCGGATGATGTTACCTGAGCATAAGGAAGTTATTAATCAACATTTGGAAGCGAAAAAGGATGTAAAGAAACCTATACTGTCTGAGGATCAGCTAGAAGAAATGGAACGAACGATGCAAGAAGCTATGGAGTTTGATAAGAAAGTAGATGTTGTTTTTCATCACAACAAAAGAATGCATACTGTGGAAGGCTTTATTTTGAAAGCTGTAGAAGGTCGAATAGAAGTGGATGCGTCAGATGGGATTGACTTTATTAAGATTAAAAATGTTGTAGATATATCTATACAATAATCCTTACCAACACTTTGCAGGGTCTCCAATATGTAGTGTTGGTAAGGAAATATCAGGGAGGGGCACTCCCTTTCAAAATATTATAGCACATTTGTTATTTAATGGAAAACCCACCACTAATTAGTGATGGGTTTTTCCTAAAAATATTACAACGTACTATGATGCCTCAGTTTTTTCCTCAACCTCAAAATGTTCTTTGATTGTCAAACCAATACAAATACATTTCATATTATCAAAGTTAGAGTTTATTACATTACCTTCTCTAATTTTAATATGTTGAATCTTCTCATGATCTTCAAAGCGTTTTTTTATCTCTTTTAGAAATCCAGTTTTTCTCTCATAACCTAACAAATAAATACTTTTATAACCATTGTTGATACCTTCATTAATTCTAAATATGTATGGATCAATACCTTTGCCATGAAGAGTTTCCATTTTTCCAACTAATATGACTCTCAACTTAAAAAGGTTTGAATCTAAGTTCAATTTAGCAATCTGATCATATTTTTTAGTCGCAATTGCATGTAAAAATTTAATAAGCTTTTCAATTTCATCTTCAACTATTGCCTTTTTTATATTGTTTGGATAAATTCTTTTTCCCATTTTCCATAATTCTGGAATTAAAATCTGTAAAAACATAGCGTTATTATCCAGATCGGTTAGTTCATTATATAATTCTTCAATCTCTGGTTTATCTTTGAATACTTCTTTTAGTATGTCAGTGACAAAAAATTCTAATGAATCTTCATTTTTATCAGTAATAATTCTTCTAGTTACCAAAAGGCTACAACTCTCCATTATTTCTTCAGGAATATATCTTCTAGCAACCGGTAACAAACTTTTATTGACATAGCTTGATGTAGCTAAAGCAAATGTTCTATTTCTATCATCATGATAGTCTAATTTAACCACCACTTTTCCCTCATTCACAAATGCTTCTCTAGTTGTATTTTTTACCCATTTGATTTTTGGATTTGTTGGCAAAATTTCTTCCCCAATTTCTTTGTTTAATTCAGTTGTAACATTAGAAATTTTAAATTCAAATGATCTTGAGACATTTGCTTTTCGAGCCCATTTATAAAAAGTAAATAAAGCAACAAATACTAAACTTATTCTTTTTCCCCAGTCGGGTTTTATAATGAATAACACTACAATAGCACAGAGAATTATATAGAATACTCCCTTGTCTTCTAAGAAATTTAAGAGATTAATCAACTCCTGCATTTTACTTTTCTACCTTTCTATTAAAGGCATCATTACACTTTGATTTATTGCAACAGATTTGAACATCATCATCCATAGGAAATACCGTTTGGATATCACTAACATCCACAATACTATTACAAAAATAACATTTCTTTTCACCATTTTTGATTTCTTCGAGTACGCCTAAAGAATCCAGGAATTCTTCTAACTCTTCACTATATACGGCATTAATTTCTGCTGTTTTCATAGAATAAGCCTCCCTACCTATTCTCAAAGTATCAGATAATAGTTCTTTAATAACTTTTACCATAATTTTTCATCCTTTGTCAACTAATCCTTAACATTATAATCAAATAAAACTAAACTTATTCAAACAAAAAAAGAGCCATGGCTTTCCACACCATGGCCCGAACCTTTGTCGCTTATAGATAAATCGATCGTTTGCATTCACTGAAATTTCACATAACTTTATACCACCAATTGTTTTCGTCTAACCATTTGCAAAACTTCTCGTAATCACCTCCTTTAATCTTAGCGAGTACATGAGGGTTCTTCCCTTCTCCTACAAATTGTACACTTGCTTCTAAGTTATTTTTTCTAAAATAGTTTTCCATTTCATCCACGTTAGATGAAGTTAAACCGCCTGTGCGTATCGTTTGTGGTATTTCTACCGCATATTTTTTAGAGAAGAAGAGACCGCCACCTGCAGCCCATACTCCATTTTCTCCTTCTCCGTATACTTTTAATTTGGTTCCTTCTCTTAACATTTTGCTGTATTTGGAGAGGTTGGGGTGTTCATAAGCATTCACATCTTCTGTAATCTTCACTAAACGTGGATACTTAGAGAATGATCTTACTTTTGGTAAGTTTTTTACGTTGTGTGAAGCTATTTCTTTTTCAGGAATGTACGTCTTATCAAATACATTCTCGATATAGTATCTAGCTACAGCTTCCGCATACTTTTTCCAATCATTGATGATTTTATCGGTGTCTTCTTTGTTATCAGCAAAACCGTATTCCACAATGATTGTTTTAACATGGCCTGTCATTCGGTGCATGAAGTAATAGTCTTTTCCGCTCTTTCCACTTTTAGAAAAGAACCTTCTGTATGATGCACCCTCATTTACTAACGTTTTTAAGATTCCTTCTGCGAGCTTACCGTTTGTAGCAATTGAGTGGATAGTTTCAGCACCATTTGCTTTACCATTAAAAGCGTTAATGTGGTTTGATATGCAATAATTTGCTTGGCTTCTTTTTACACGTAAAGTACGTTCATAAGAATCTAAATACTCATCATTACTACGTGTTAACACCACAGTGATACCATTTCTCTCAAAATGCTTCTTTTGCTCTTTGGATATTTGAAGTACCATCTCTTTTTCTTTAAATTGATCGTTGGAGCCACCGCCATGATCTTTTCCGCCATGTCCAGGGTCAATGCAAATGATTTCTTCTATACTCATCATTTACCACCCTTTTCATAAGATTCATCTTTGAAAATTTCAATCGCACGTTTCAATGGAGTTGGAATTGGCATGCCTATTCTTCCTAGATTCTCGCTAATGCTAATAAATTCATTGACTAAATAATAAAGAATGGTTGCGCTCATTACGCTTAGCTCCCATTCTCCAATAACCAATGACTCGCCAAATTGTTCAAGATAAACTTTATCCAGCATTCCAGCAATAGCCACAATACCAAAGATTAAGACTTTTTTTGTAATTCCGTACAGCCCAACTTTACTTTTAACTTTTCCCTCACGTCCGGCTGCAACCAACCCTGTTATATAGTCAAATGTAATAAAGATAAGCAACGCTATCAGCAATTGTGACCAACCCCCGAACAAATAAGAAAAAATAAAAGCAACTACTGCTGTAGCTGCCTTCGCTTGGTTAATAACCATCTCCATGCATTAGCCTCCTTAATTTTTAGCATAAAAAATAACACCTGGTTAGGTGTCTAAGCGCTCCAATACTTCTTCTAATAAATCTGCAATATCTCGATTGGTTGGATTGTCCTTGCCTTTAACCGCTTCTAGCCTCTTCTTCCTTTCCGACTTCTCCACTTTAAATCCTTTTTTATTACCGTTATTCAGTCTGTTTACGATTGGCCTTTCTTTACGTGGCATGGATCACAACCTCCCCGTTACACATTTGAGGTACATTTGTCTTAATTGTAAAATCTCCTGGCTCTTCACTAGAAAAGGTGATCTCCGCTTGACCGTTCGTTGTGGAGACGGTTTGTTCTTGACCTTCTACTTCGAATATAATATCGCCTTCCCATTCCGTTTGCGGTTCATCTAGGTAATTGTAAATCTCTGCCGTTATTGTTGCTTCGGTTTGCCCGTCGGCTGGAATAGATGTTTGATTGGTTGAGACTTTTGTGTAGTATTCGGGTGTCGCCGCTTTAACAACTGTGCCGTTTTTGGTTATGCGGATTTTGTAAAGTATTCCGTTTTCTTTTTGATATTCAAACATTAAACAATCCCCCCTGCTATTCGATAGTAGAACCTCCTGCTAGTTGTAGAATCAGTTTGTACTTCGAGTTTTATAGAAGATTTAAAAAATATTTCTCTCGGTAATACAACCGCACTCGAATTGGATGGGTCTGTTTCGATAAAAGGATAACTATATTCATTGGCTCTTATTGAGTGTATAGTTCTATTAGTAGGTTGCCTAACATAGCTATAACTGTTGCTGTCCCCTCCATGTATTTCATTTTGATTTATCAACCCAAAAGTATAGTTAATATTGGAAAGAGATGTTTCATAAACAACCTCACCATCTATGGTTATTCGTGCCAAGTTTTCGTTATCGCTTGTATCATTCCATAGCGAAATAGTAGTGATATAACCCTCCCCATTTACCTCGAACACATTTTCATAGGTTAGGGTGTCGTTTACCTCATAAGTATCTTCATGTACAAGCGTCTCGTATTTTCTCCAACCCGTACCACCACTTTTCGGAAAAACGTCAAAACTCATTATTCAATCACCCCGCTTATAGTTACCGTCAGTGCTCCACTTGTTCCTTGTAAACCGCTGAGGAAATCGCTAGCTTCTAATACTTGATTAAATGTTAAATTCGCAACACTGTTTCCAGCTACTTCAACACCCTTCGCAATTCGGTTTGTATCTCCTGCTGAACCTCCGTTAGGCACAATAGATAAATCGAAGGTTGCATCCGTATTGGTTACATTTGCTACCGTCACTTGAAACTTATGAACCTTTGAATGAGTGTTATTTGTTCCGACGGTATACAACGTTTCTTCTGTTGTTCCGGGTTGACCTTGATATAACCGTTCATTAGTAGCCATGTGTTATAACCCTCCCCACATTGAAAATATCTCTAAGTCCGTAGTTATACTGTCCACTTCACTTTTGGTGTACGCTCCTGCTTGCGATGCGGTCACGTTATGTGGGTTCGTATCATCGGACTTATGTGCATCAAATTCATTTTTGTGATCATCAAAATCATCCTGTGTGACAAAACCAGTGTTAGAGATATCTGCTGTGATGCTATCGGCATTTCCTATGACAACCATCGTATCAAACTGATTGTTTACAACTGTCGCTCCACCCTCTGGTGGTAAATAGTCCGTTACGACGGCTGTAGAAAAGGCGTAAAGAATTTCACCAATATCAGGATCTTGAGCAAAGATACCCACTTCCTTTACATAGAATCCTTCATTTACACCCTCATTGGTCATGTTGGAACGAATCAGACACGTACCATCCTCTTCAGCTTGGACAACAGAAATGTTTAAATCTAGTAAAGGGTTAACGAGATCGTTTCGAGTTTCATAGCTATCTCCATCCACTAATTCTCCATCCCCAATTTTCACTTTATTAAAGGTAAGAGTTTCACCAGCTTCGGCTTTAGCTTGTAGACCCCGACCATTGTCCGTTAATTTCATTCCAGTATAATCAGCCAAAATGATTCACCTTCTTTCTATAAAAAATAGCACTCAATAGAGTGCTAAAAATACTTTTTATATAATTCTCTTCTTCTTTCACCGCTTAATGCAGCATATATGCGTGTGGTTTCAATTTTTTGATGGCCTGCCAATGAACTTATGACTTCCATTGGAGCTCCACGATCCATCAAGTGAGTACAGAACGAATGTCTAAATCGATGCGGATAAATGCTAACATCAATGTTTGCTCGTTTTGCGATTCTTTTTACAATATATCTTAGTTGCGCTTTAGATAAACGACGAGGTTTACCGTCGTTTTCTTTAAAAGTGTGATCAGTTGGGAATAAGCATTCCAGATCATCATTACGCTGACCTAAATATTCTTTTAACCAAATATAAGTTTTATTATCAAAAGGGGCTTCCCTTTCTTTATTCCCTTTTCCAATCACTGTTATATATCGCTGTTCAAAGTTGATATCCTTAATATTCATTCCCTGTATCTCACCGATACGACAACCACTGGAATAAAGTAAATTGATTAGCAGCTTTTCTTTAGCACCTTTTGCTGATTCTCTTAATCTCTCGATGTCTTCATCCTTGATGAATTTAGGTACTCTCATTCCCTGCTTTGGTTCTTTTAATTTGGCAGATTCATTTGTTTTTGTAATACCTTCATCATGTGCCCATTTGAAAACGGATCGTATAAACCTTACTCTACAGCCTAACGTTGACTTTTTAAGTCTTTCGGCATGTCTGTTAATGTACTGCTTCAAATGAATGTAATAGATTTCTTGAATATGCCTATCTCCTAAGTCTCTAATCAACAAATTCATTTGTAGCTTGTACGATTTCATAGTATACGGCGAAAATTCCAATTTCTTTTCTTCTTGAAACAGTGACCAAACCTCGGATAGTAACATATTGATCATCCCCTAATATTATTTCGTTACGTTTAACGTTACATTAAATTTATCATGTTACGTTTATCGTGTCAATATGTTATAGTAAAACAAAAAGGAGATGATCACTATTAAAGTTTCAATTAAGTTAAACAAATTACTTTCCGAAAAAAACATTTCACATCGTGAATTTGCTCGCATGACAGGTGTCAGACATCCATCAATAAGTGAGATGTGCAACAATGAAACAAAAAGATTACCTTTAGATAATCTCGCTAAGATTTGTGAAGTGCTGGAGTGTGATATTACAGATGTTCTTCAATTAGAAAAAGACCCTTCTGAATAAAATCAGATTGGGTCTTTTTTTGTGTGATCTGTGGGTAAATAATGATTATATCGCAGCAATAATCTGAAAAACAAATCCTGTTATTATTATAACAAGACCAGTTATAGTTATTTTTCGTTCTTTTTTTCTCAATTCTGGATAACCATTAACCTCATCCCATTCCTGCTCCAAACGTTTTTTGCTTACATCAAGATAAGTAGCAGATAAGATAACCACCCCAACTATATCTAATATAAGACCAAGTACTTGTAGGTCTAAATATGTCATAATGTCACTCTCCGATCCTTGAATTTCTATTAGATTAATATTTTGCAGGATTAGAGATATTTTTGCAACTAGGGACATCTTCTATTTAGTTCCTTGCGATAGAAGCATTTGCCCACATCATGGATTCTTCTAACTTTGTTAAAGCTAGTGATTTTTCTCTACTATCAGGGCAACGTCTGTCTATTATTTGCGCCATATGCTTAAAGTGCTCCCTTAAACCATTATAAACTTTGACTTTCTCTTCACTTGGAGCATGATACTTAAAGTTGTTTTCAATTTGTTGGTTCATTATATTACCGCCCTTTTTAATTATTAACGACATAAAACATACAGGAGTAGAACTCATTAATAAACTTTGTAATTACCTTGAGATCACGCCAGGTGATTTACTTAAACATGAAAAAGAGCAAGCAGATTAATACCTGTTTGCTCTTCAACTCTTTATTCAAATATAAACAATATAACTTGGCTAACTAAAAGTACAGCACCACAAATTATCACTGGAACCCATAATTCCTGATTCACAGAATAACCGATTCCTATAGTCGATATAATATTTAATGAAGCTGAAACGATTTTGGCCCCTATATACTTTTTTCTGGCTGGCTTCGTTTTATTATGATGATTAATATGGTCATTTAACAATTTTTCAACGTCATGATCTATTTGATCTCGTACAACGTCTAAAAGTTGTTCTTTTTCTTCCTCAGTTGCAGTATGATACCTATCTCCAAGCGCTTTTAATAAAATTTTATCCTTTTGTACTTTTATTAGAACCTCTTTTAATTGAGTCATACATATTATAACTCCATTTTTTCTTTGATTTGGTTAACGTACTCGTCTGCTTTTTCATCCATTCTTTCCATTAAGAATTCACTAAGTTCTCTAGCATGTTTGATCGATGAATCCTTATGGCCATTTTCTTGAAGATAAGTTTGTATCTCTTTATCCAGATGTATTTTTGATGTTTGTACTTCTACACTACCCATGTATTTAGCATCTTGTTTTTCATACGGATAGTTAGCCTCACTAGTTAACTCACTTAATGATAGTTGGCAAAACTTTAACCCAGATACTAATTGAATTGGTGTCTTGGATTGATTTGTCATTAAAAATGTTAATCTGCCTTCATACCCAGGATTCATATAACTACTAGGGCTTACAACTAGACCTAGTAATTTTATACTGTACCTCTCAAAAACAATACCCGCAAAATTGTTCGGGATTTTTAAATACTCATATGATTGTACTAGTACTGACTCATTCGGCTGTAAATAAAATGCCTCTTTGCTAATATCAACCTTTTCTAAATTGTCTTGAGAGTATTTTTCACCCATTCGATAGTGGCCTTCTTCTTTAAACTTTTTGATTTGAACATCGAGAGTTAAATCAATTGTTGCCCCTTCGCAATTTTCAGGTACAAACGGATCTACAATTTCATTTTTGTCCATCAATTTTCTGATATCCCTATCACTTAAAAACATTCCCTGATTCCTCCCTATATTTACAATAAGTATAATCTAGTTTGATTTAACTCTCAATATATTCTGTTAAAATTTTTCGGTGTAGACCTCCGTTATTTCCCGTGGTCACTAATCCCTATAAATGTTGATATATAAGGGTTTATACTTACTTTGTATGAGTTCCTTCTACACCACGTTTCTCTCTACCCATTGTACGTTTGCGTAGCCATAATAAAGCCTCTTCTAACTTGGTAATAGCCATTGAATTCTCTCTACAACGAAACTCTGATTGATTAAAATGTTCTAATCTTGAAATAACCATTGCAATTAAATCTTCATTTGCTACACCATTAACGCCATATTCTTTGATTGGACCTTCTTGGAAATGCACCTTTTGCAATAATTCTACATGCTCGCCCACACCATCTTCATCAGGGAATGTTTCTTTAGTTAATACTGAAAAAGTATGTGGTGCATTAAATTTAAAATCTTTTCCATGCCATACCTCGGTATATTTATCTGTTAATAAATCATGCTCTAATTTCTTCATTGTTTTATTCCTCCAATTAAAAAAGCACCCTTATTCAGAGCGCTTCTTTCTAAATTCTTCAATCATTTTTTCTTCTTCAATGAACTCTTTCATTTTGACATTTACCCATGTTGAGAACTTAATTCCTTTTTTGTTTGCGAATTTAAAGAATTCATCCATAACCTGTTCTTCTACCGTAATATTTACTCTTTTTGTTGCCAACAACATCACTCCTTTGGTAATTATTGTCGGCTATTTACTTGTAAATATCAATACACATTTATATACATAAATACTTACTGTAGACATCCGTTAGCTTTAAATTAAATCATAAAATCCTTTTCCGTCATCATTATTTTTAATTGCTTGAATTACATCATCATTATTATCTAAAGCATTTTGAATATCAACATCAAAAAAATCAACAAAATTGTCTACCGGAGTAAAAATTCCATTTCCCCAATCAATGGCATCTTCATTATTAACTACTAAATTAGTTTCTATCCATTCACGACTTGTCATTATCTAACCCCCGCAACATATTTAACAATACTTCTTGATACAGTATCATCATTATTAAAAATAACTAGTACTCTTTCGCCAATAGCGTCATTTCTGAACGAGCCTCTAAAATTCGTTTCATTCATAAGTGATATGTCATCCATTTTAGAACCAGCGCTGGTTCTAGGTTCAACTCTAACCCTCAAAGGAAATGATTCGTTATTTTCTTCTCTAAATCCAATCTCAACTTGTCTATAATCATACGCAGGTTCGATACTTACCGAAGTATAGCTCCCTGCAGGAATAGAGACAGCAGTATTGCCATCATTCACTATCTCAACTTTACTCCCCGTTACTTCAACTTTGTTTGCCTCATCATTATATCTTCCTCGTATGGCATCGAAGAAATTTTTAAGTGAAATATTCGCCATTTTCTACACCTCCAAATCGTAATAACCCTCTGTTGAGGTTGTATCGAAAAGATAATTAATTAAAACATCAGCCCGTGAATAATCCTCCCAGGATGTCGTATCATCTAATTCATACAGTTCGTCTTGTGATGTGGTTTCGTCCCAGTACACGATTATTAAAGGCTTGATGTTTATTCTTTTATATTGGTTATAAAAACCACCGTAATATATTTTTCCATCAAGATCACGCTTGATCATGACTTCTTCAAGCCAAGAACGTTCATTTTTCGTTGTATTAATCAGTCTCACTAATCGATTAAGGTCCGTATCCGTTGTGAAAGTTTCCTCAGTTTGCACTTTGAAATAATATGGATTTCCTCCATATTCAAACCACTCCGTAACTGTCGCGTTATCAAAAATGACAGAAACAATATCCTCCACAGCCCACTTTGTTCCCTTACGCATATGCCACATAACTGACTGATTAACCAAGTTTCTTTTTTCTTGAAGGGGTAAGTCAGACTCATAAAAATCGACATGCAAAAAGTAGGCCAGGTGATCCAATACATCTTCATCAAGTTCATTCACTCTCGGTAGGATTTCAATGTTTTCAACTTCATCAACGAGTGCCAAGAAACCCACGTCAATCGATTCGGCAGCAGCTATAATATCAGAACTATGTCGTAAATTCTCAGGAAGTAAATCTAAAAGTTTCACTTCTTGTATAGTTCGATTACTCATCTTCTAAGCCTCCGTACGTGACTGTCTTCGTATCCACTATGGCCACATCATTTTCTCCAACTGTAGTGAAGGATGGAAGTGTAACTTCTATACGTTTAGCTCCGGCTTGAATCGCTCGAGAATATATCTCTGAAGGGTTCACATCTCGACCGATCTTGTTGCGTTGCCAAATTATATATTCATCAATGGCTGCTTCGATTTCAGTTTTTAATTCGCTCTCTTTATCAGAATTGTCTGAGCGAATATAGTAAGTGACATCAAGATCGTAAGTAATTGTGGTTGGTGCAGTTACTTGTACATCATCGGTCAAAGGACGTTTTTCTTTATCATTAAGATGATCTTTCAATCCGTCTAAAAACGTTTGATCTGGTAGTTCTCCGTCTGTTAACAAAACTCTAATGTCCACCACACCTGCTGATGGAGAAGATATTTTCACGTCTTCCACTTGAGTGCTATACTCCCGTGTAAAATGTTCATAAGCACCTGACGGACCTGCTACTGATAGACCTTCCGGTGCAAGGTGTATACGTTCTCTGAGACTGTCATCATCTTCTTTATCTGCCCCGCCACTACTCGTATTTGTATTTTCAACACTATCAATCCAAGGTAATGGGTCAACAAGAATATTAATTTGACCAGGAGTGAAGCCATTACCAATCACACCTTCTGTAGAACATTCCGTATTAACTTCTGCTTCCATTTCACCGGCCTGTATTACAGTATCTTCTATTACAACAAAATAAAGATCGTTACCAGGACTAACTCTTGTTCCTGATGGAATAGTTTCATCTGTTGACTTCGCATCACTTAGAAAGAATTTAACTTTCGCTTTTGCTTTTGTTGCTTGGAACCTTTTCGTTTTGCTAAAAGCACCTAAATTATCTAAATGTTCATTTCTAGCATATTTTAATAAGTTTTGTTTAGCAGCATCATTCATCAAAACTCGTAACTGGAATTCTCTAAGAGCTTGTGTATATAGAAAAATACGAATCGGATCACCAGGGTACAGTTTCTTACGCTCACCTGTAGATTCAAAATAAGCATTTTCATAATCCCGTATCATATTGTTTAGTATGTTTTCAGCATTGGCTTCTATAAAAGTAACATCAGGTAAATCATTCAAGGTCAATCGCAATCACCACCTTTGGTTGTAAATGACCTGTTTGTTCATCTTGATCAAATAAGACCTCTTGTACCACAGCGCGAGGTTCAAATCTTTTTGTTTTCTCTGTGTATTCAACGATTAATCGACCTTGCGCTATCTGCGTTGGCTGGTCCAAGAATGCCATATTAATTCCAAATTCTCTATCAAATGGTATAGAGCCTTCTGGTGTTGTATATAATATTCTTAAATTTTCATAGATTTCTTGAGCTCCTATAGCGCTAAAATTGATGTTTTGAATCGTTACCTCTTGATAATCAATCATGAGCGCAACACCTCTACATATTCTTCTAATTCGATATCTACGCTTCCGCTCAGTACCTCACCTTTGTTCATGACTACATTCCACATTTGAGAAACAGAACTAATGCGCCATTTATCTATTCCTAGTGCTGCATTACCGATCACTAACGTTTCAACTTCTCCAGAACGTTCTTTTCGTAACCACCTATTCATTTCTTCTCTTGGCCTCACCCCGTGTTGCCCGTTTAAATGAACAGTGAACGATATAGTGTCTAATCCTGGACCGATAAATTCAGATGCAGGCTTTCTGCCAATCACATCGTGCGATGACCAACGAGAAGAGGAATTCCTTTCAAAATCAGAAAACGTTCTAATACGCTCATCGCTGGTTTCAAAAATAATATCTCCAAAAAAGCCTATCATTCCACCTTCACCTTCTCGCTTACTGATGGACTAGGAGAGTTAGGTTTAGAGGTTTGATCATTACCTGCAGCATCGGTCCAACTATAATCATGCGTGTGATTATCCAACCATTGCTTTAATTGATTACCTAAAGGTACACCTTCACTTGCATTTGTACCTAATAAAACTTCATCCGCATTAATGGTTACTCTCCCATTCCGTACTTGTATGTCTACTTGTTCCACATTTACTTTTAATACCTTTTGTTGCTTGTTATATTCTAAATAGGTATCGTCATCTAGTTGTTTTCGATAGATGTTTTTGTCATTTACTGGTGTAGGTGTTACTTCTGAATAAAAGCTACCTAAACAAAAACCTTGTTCCATGCCATTACCTAAAAACAAACACAGTACTGGTTCTTCAACGTTTGGCATATGGTATTCGTGATTTAAAAGGGGTATTTTGGTTGCTACCTCATCTTTATCTGCGAACAAAACATCAATTTTTCCATCGCTAGGATATACATTGTTAACTTGTCCGACACGGATCATATTTTTAGCTAAATTCATTAATACCCCTCCAATACTTTTCGTATTTCAATATCTGTAGTGTAACCATTGCCAATTGAATGTGTTGCTTTTTCTACAAAATACTTACCGTCAAATGCGCCAAATCCTTCTAAATTAATGCAAGTGGCTCCTAATAATTCGATATTGCCGATTACAGTAAGTTCACCCGTTGTTTCTTTCCTGTTTAAACGTCTAAGTGTTTTTTGTGCTAACCTTCTAGCTTCTTGGCCAGTTTTAACACGCTTATTCACTTTATAAATCTTATCTCCATCACTGATACTGTGAAGAAACTCGATCACTTTTCCTTTTTCAGGGTCATAATATTTAACTTCCACCCCATCATAGCTAGTGTTTGTCAAAGAAGTCTTGAAAGAATAAGAACGGACTACATCTCCCCACTCATGATAAGTAGCAATAGATTCACGCTCTTCAAAATCTTTCTCATCGAAAATAACTATTTTTTTATCTGTTACTTTCATCGCTAGACCTTCTTCATTACACAATTCCGATAAGAAAGAAGAGTCATCTGTCTCTGATTGTTCTTTTTTATCATATAAAGGGTTTGATTCACTTAAAAATTGCAATTGAAGGTCAGCTTTATTAGCAATGTCGCTAGCAATCTGCTGTAAAGTTATGTTCTCCCACATTTTACTTCTGCCGACATCAGAAAAATTGCTATTCAACGGAGACGATATAGCATCGAGTGTAAATGATCCTGGTCTACCGTCATAGGAAGGTTCATCAACAAAAAAACGACCACAATTTAAATGTTGTTGATCGTCATTTCTCCGCCAGTTTCTTGTTTTTATCATTGGTAAAACTACATCGCCTTTTTCAGGGAACCAATGTTTTAACCATATCTTTTTTTCATCTTTCATAGATAATCGAACGCTGTCACTATCACCACTTGCATTATCTGTATACTCAAAGTCCAATAGATCTTTTTGTACATCATCTGTTATATCTACACCCTGATACTCTACTTCTACAAAAGATTTTCTAGATTGCAATTAAATCACCGCTTCCAAGGTGGTAGATTGGCGATTGGTGTTGTATCAATTTCAGGAATGGTTAATTCAATTCCTGCATCAAACACTAAAACATCTGCGTATTCTATGTTCGCTTCTATAATTTCCATGGCTAATTTTTCATCATTAAAGTGATCGTATGCGATGGAATCAAATGTATCACCTAAAACCGTTCTGTACGTCATATATCTACCACCTCCCCTAACTCAAAGAAAGTCTTTTTCTTTTCCCGATATATTGTTTTATTATTCTTTCAATTTCTTTTCTGTCATTTCGTAATGCCCTATCAATGGTTTTTTTATCTGCATTGCCTTCTATAATAACGGTAGGATTATAATGAATCGTCATATCTTGATCATCATAATTGGTGTGATTTGTTGTACTGTCTCCGTAATCTGGATCGTCTAACAATCCTTGTAATTTAGACAGTGGTAAGATTGCTTCTTGTTCTGCTCCCTCACCAATCATTGCTAAGGTTGATCCAGTAGTAATACCACCTTCTGCTAGCATTGGTATAGTTGGAATGTTATAGCCAATAGAAGTTATCCCGTTTGGAACACCTGGTATCTTGGAAACCCAATCAGGTACATCTATTTGAAAGCTGTTCACTCCTCGGATCATGGCATTTACAGCCATAATAATGGAGTTTATGACCCCTTTTGTTTTGGATTGAACGCCATCCCATATACCACCGATAAATGACCCTATTTGACCAAACACACTTTTGATACTTGACCATAAATCGCCTGCCTTTTCTTTTACGGTATCCCAGTTTTTATAAAGCAAAACACCTGTAGCGATTAAACCGACAATCAGTGCAACAATCCAAGTGATTGGATTTGCTAACATGGCTCCATTTAAACCTAACATAGATAATCGCGCTGCTGCTGTAGCTACTCGAAATGCCTTCATAAATCCTGTGACAGTTTGTACCACTGACATAGCTATCATCGCAACTTTTAAGCTACCTAATACAATAACAATACCTAATAGAAGTGGTTTGATGGTAGACCAGTTATTTTTGATTAAATTATAAAAATCCATTCCCTTTTCAATAATATTAGCAATAGCATCCACTGCTAATGGAATCCCTACATCTTTCACCCAATTAATATAAGGCTTTGCATTATCGAAAGCAGTCTGAAGCATATTACCGCCATTAGATGCTAATGTTTGGAATCGCTCTATTGTTGGTTGGTTGTCGTCTATTGCATCTTTTATGTTTTGAAAAACATCTGTTCCTGTGTTACCAATCCAACTAAGGATGTCCCCCGCCTTTGATACTGCTCCTGATATTTTTTCTTGTAAAACAGGCATGTTATCTATCCCATAATCTAAGAACTTTTGCAGAATTGGCAGGGCCTTAGATGCTACTGAATTAAACAGACCACCCATCATCTTTTGAGCTTTGTCCATTGTGTCAGCCCATAATACACCAGCATCAACACTATCTTTTCCTATTACATGTCCTAATTCATGGGCTTCATCCCGTAAATCACCAATTGCATCGCCACCGGCTTTAATAGCAGGCATTAATTCTCGTGCAGTTCTAGTACCGAAAATTTCTTCTGCTTTTGCTGCTTGTTGTGTTGCATCATCCATTTCATGTAATGCCTGTACGGTTTCCATAAACACTTCATCTGCATCACGTGTTTTACCGCTAGTATCTTCAGTAGCGATACCTAAATTCTCGATAGCAGCACGATATTTTTCATTCTTTTCGGTATCTCCTAAACGTTGGTTCAACCTTCCTAAACCTTTTTCTAACGTTTCTTGCCTAACTCCAACTTGCCCCATTGCATATTCTAATTCTTGAAAAGCATCAGTGGTAACACCTAGTTTCATCGACGTTTTATCAATTCTGTCTGCGGTGTCAGCAAATTTATTTGCCATTGCTACAGCTGCTCCACCAACAACAGCTCCTGCTGCGGTAAATCCTGCTGCTAATTTAGCACCTGTTTTAATTGTGTTCGTTACGCTTTTACGCATTTTACCCATCTGTTTTTGTGCATTTCCAAATGCTTTTTTTACAGATGGATCCATTTCAGCTCCAAGTTGAAAGGCGATTTCAAAGCTTTTTTTGGCCATTTTTGCTCATCGCCCCTTTCACTTCCTCAGCAACTTCTCCTAATTCAAACAGGTCTAATTCTAAAAAGTGATCTATGCTAGTATAAGTGGATAAAGAAAGACGAACGCATGATTTTCGTAACATGCGTCCGCCTAATTCTTTTCGTATTATATTGCCTTCATATCGAATTAAACCTATGCGTTTAAAAAACCCATCACACGATTTTTGACTTTTAATCCTTCACCTGCAGGTAATTGTTCGAAAAATTCAACAGGATGTCCAGATGCCTTGGAAGCAATGATTAATGAATAACCAGTAGTCATTTCATTCATAATAGCCATTTGTCCAGAAGTGTTAAATTGCTTATCCGCTTCGACTAAATCACGAGTTGATAAGTTTTCTATTCCTGATAAATCCACCTTCTTATATTCTTCCCCTTCAAATTTGTAAGGCTTTTTGAAAGTAATGATTAAATCACTCATGTATTTTTCTCCCTTCTTATATCATGTTTCGGATATTTCCTAAAATATCTTCTCCATCTATAATGTAAACAAAATTTAACTTGTCATATTCTAGTAACGTACGACCATCTAATTCGATTTTCACATACAATATCTCCAAAGAATTAGTGGTTTCTGTCATACCACCTACCGACATGGTTCCAAGGTTTACTCCTTTTGGTTGTCCTCTCAGTGTAATTTTTAACGGCCTTGATTGAGTGCGACCTTCGGACATATCATAACTTTGTTGCGCTGCTCTTAATACTAATGATCTTCCTCTATTTTTTAACAAGGAAAATGACTGATCCGTTATTGTTTTAAAGGGTATTTCTATTGTTTGTGATGCAAAATGACCTGGTGTTGCTGATTCGTATTCTCCAGCAATGCCAGCGCCACTCATCGTTTCCGTCATAGCCTCAAAGTTTGGTAAAGTGACCTCTGAAGTAATACCTACTAATTTATCTGTATCGTCATAGACATTATAATTAATTACTTTTTCAGGAATAGGGTTGGTCATTATTCATCACCTCCAAATGAAATGGTAGGGTCAAATTCTAATACATTTTCAATTTCCTTCGCTGGTGTTAAAAATCCTATTTTTTGAATAAATTGTATTTTCCCATCCATGATTTGACTTGTAGGATTGTCTTGCTCTCTAAATTCAATATGAGCACCAGCAATTTGCCCTCTAGCTTGAAATCCATTTGCACGGATATTCTCGGAATCAACGACACTTTCAATTAATCGATAGCTTGTAGGATCATCCACACGATCAAAATAGTTTAAGATGAAACTGTTACCCCACCAATTAAACATACGACGAATAGCAATGAAGCGATCTTTTGGATCCGGAATAGAATCCATTTCATCATCATACATGGCCGTATTATTTCCCCATACTCTCCAACCTCTCATGCTGACAGCTGTGACAATACCTTTTCCGTTCAAACGATTCCCTTGTACTTGATCTAAAAAGATTTCTTGGTCATTGTCATTAACCATAGCTTCAACAGGTATGCGTTTGTTGGATGGTGATTGATAAGGTACATTTTCATTTTCTGCATCTGTTCGTGAAAGGACAGCAGCCACTACAGAACTATAGTGATATGTTTTTCCGTTAATTTTAGCTTTTGGCCAACATAGAATAGAAGATTTGTCATCATATTGTTTTGTACTTTTATCAGCTATCGCATCATCAATCGTGGACCCTTCCAAGTCCAACACATTTTCTGTTTTAAAACTTCCGTTAATAGATTCAGATTTAGCAACAAGTACTGAACCTACATCTGAATACTGCGAAAATCCAGGAGCAAATAAGATGGTAGGAACTACATCCAATTTAGGGAAAATAGTGATTACTATTTCTATTCCTTTATACGTATTGGTGGATTCATCATAACCTCCAATGACATCTTCATTTGTTACCTGAGATGGGTCAAGTTGATCATAATCTACTTGCAAACTGGATACACTGGATCCAATTGAACCATCGTCTAAAATTGAGATGACCACATAACCGTCATTATCAAAACCTGCTAGATAATCTAAATCTTCCTCATATGTTGTTGCCCCATCAGAACTTTTTACAACAAGAGAATTTAATAATATTCCTTCTTTTTCAACTTTTGCTTCTTGATTGTTAACCTGTACTTCTTCTGCTGTTATATTTTGTATATGGGTGCTTGGGTCTAATACATTAACGAATACAACAGGACCAACTTTAATTTGCTTAAACGATGCATCCATCACTTCGCAAAGTGTATAATCACTCCAATTTTCACTGTAACCTAATTTAGCTTTTGCTTCTTCAAAGTTTCTTGCTAAAACTGGTTCGTTTACTGCTGCATCTATATCTTCTGCAAGATTAATAGGAGCTGTGCCAAATACCACTTGCTGAGAAGCCAATGACTTTATAGGTTGTTCAAAAGTGGTTGGGTTTTCCGTCACATAAATTCCATGTTTGTATGGCATTTATCAATTGCCTCCCTTCGTAATTTCAATCGCTTTTTTGTAAATTTGATTCTCTTTGGATCCTTCAACCTTTACTTGTCGTCTAAATTTCGAAAAATTAGATACTGGAATAAATAAGGCTTTTAAAATGTTATTTTCTTGATAGTTTTTGATATAAGTAGGTAGTTCTCCAGTGAAGACTGAATACTGTTTTAAATCTTTTAAACTTGGACCTGCATAAATTACTGTAGTGCTTTTTTTCTTTTTTCTTGTCATATAAAGCGTTCCACATCCTCTCTTAAGTTTTGTGGATTTGTCCAATATGTCTCCAAACCTGCGAAAAAATAAGGTTCAACATCTTCATCGTGATAACTCCAAGTCATGGAAGAGTCGACCTCAAATTTTTCGTTAATAATAGGATTTCTTCTTAAATCCTCTATGATGCGATTAATAATATTTAATACATCATGATAACCTTGATTGTTATTATCTCGATCGATAACGCCTGCAATAAACTGTACAGTAGTTCTTTGCCCTTCGTCTTCGTTAGGGTTTTCACCATTAGACAAACGAATAATAATACATGGGTAAGGATCATCGTTTCCAGGATTCAAATTCGGATTTTTATTAGGTAAATGTTGCTCGAACACATTTACAGGAACACGTTCATTTTTCATATTTTTAAATCGCATTCCGTCAAATAATTTTTCGAGTTTTTGTCGCAGCGCATCTTGTAACTCGAGAGGAATCATATACTATGCCCTCCCTTTTTCTAAAATTCGTTCTATCTCATGGTCTAATCGTTTATCAAACGTTTCTTGACCTAATTGATTGACTTCCTCTTGGATTCCCTCATCTTCTAACATTTGTGGTACAGAGGGTCCGAATAAACGTTGGATAGGAAGTCTTGAACCTGATGTTCTTTTAAAGGCTTTTATTCCGTTAATGTCGGCAATGAATGCACCCATTGCTTTTTTTACTCCATCTTTTTTAACAGCAATTTTAATGGGGCTTTTACGATTCGGATTTACTGTTTTAGGAGACACTTTAAATTTATCAATTCCAATAGGTCTACCTTTGGAATTAACTTCTGCATATAAATTATTTTTTGTTGCTCTTGCTGGTTTGCTTAAAGTAGAAGCAATATCTCTCGATTTGATGTGATATTCTTTTCTGATTTCTTTTTTTATATTTGAATTAACGTTGGTCATAGCACGATTTAGTGCTTTTGCTATAGCATTTGGAGCCTTCTTGTGAAACTCGCCTAAACGTTTTTGAACATCGGCAACTAATTTTCTATCGATATCAACGCTCACGTTATTCATGAACGATGCACTCCTAATGTGATCGTATAAAGTCCTTCATCCTCTTGGACATTTGTTACATAATAGAGTTCATTATTAAAAACTAGGTTCTGTCTAGGGAATGGAGTAAATGCTAGTTTGTTTTTCTCTACATGAAAAAGGAGCTCGCTATTAGCAAGCCCCTCTGCATCATTAGATAACTTTTTCTTTTCTAAAGTATCACTATCCATGACTACTTCGATTTTATTACCTTCTATATCCACTTCTTCAGCAAATTCATCTGTATTAACAAATGTTTGAAAATCGGATTCCAGGAAATCACGTAACTTCGCCATTATTCTTCATCCTCAGTAAGATCAAGAATCTCTTTGACCTTTTCTTCTTCGATGATCAGATCGATTAAATTCTTTTTGGAAATGTTACCAGCAAAATCAAGTCCCACTTCTTTTGCCACTGTTTTTAAATCGACGTACTCAATAAGATGTAATTCTTCTTCTGCGTTTACTGAATATTCTTCCCCTAAGTTTTCCTCTTGGTTCTCGGTAATCTCTTCTTTTTCAGACACAAAAAAAGCGACTCCTAAATCAATGAGACGTTTGGCATCCTTCTCGGAAATTTCTTCAATTGTTTTTCCAGGTTCAAAGACTATTCCATTATGCCTTACCCGTTCTTTAGTTTGTAAGCTCATATTCTATCCATCTCCCCTTATAGTACTTTGGCTACATACCAGCTATCGACTTCATGAGGGACAGGCAGTGGACGGCTATGAACCTGTAAGAAACGGGCCGCTGGATCTTTTTGAATCCAAGAATCAGGAATACGACTTCCCTCATACGTTGTAAAGTTATTCGTCCTGCTATTTGTCAAAGTAACAGCCCCGTACAACATAGAAGAACGGGCACGAGATGAGCCGACAAACACATTACCAGATGGAACCATTGATTTTTCCGTATCTTCCTCTTCATCATAATACCACTCATCATAACTATAAATATCCAACCCTAAAGCAGTAAGGGTTCCGATGAATGTAACCCCGTTTGGTAAGGTACGAGGGTCAATTTGCCCCATCTGAATACGACGGTTATCTAATAGATTTTGCATAGCCGTGTTGTTCACAAACTCATCGACAACATCAGATGCCATAATCACTGTATCTGGAGTTAGACCAGACTTTTGAATGACTGATAGCCTCCAATTTTTTAAATTCTTATATGGGTCACTATCAGGATCACTCCACAAGTCCGTGCCACTCAATGTTTCACTGTTCGTAAAGTCGAAATCTAACGTGGCATTTACACCTTCACCAACCATATCGACTTTCCCTGTAAATAGGATTTGTGCTGCCATCCACTCTTCTCGACGTGTAATGGACTCATCAAGTTCTGATAAATCTTTTGCAAGCATTTCTGCAGCTCTCTCGTCTGGGCTTTTTGGAGAGTAAATGTGTTCACCGATAGAACGTTTATTAATATCATCACCAGTGATGATTCTTTGCGGCTTTACGGACGCAGGTTTAAATGTTTTCGTAGTAAATCCTTGACGATCCATTACTTTTCCTTCAATACGCGGTGAAACAAATGGCGCCATTTTACGACGGCCTTTATAGTAATCAATGTCCACATGTTCGCTTGTGAATGTATTGACATTTGAGAAAAAAGTATCCTTTAGAAATGTACGAACCGGCATCATCGATTCGATAGCAGGTAACATAATTCGAGTATCATAAGTGTTAATAGCCATCAATTATTCCTCCTTAAGCTTCTTGATTAGTTTTTAAGAAAATACCTATTTCACGTAATGCTGTTTTGTGATCATCAGCAGTATCGGAACCACCAAAAGTTAATGCATCTTCATTGAATTCCCCTGTCAGATATATAGCTCCAGGTGTTGCGGCATCGGTCGCATCTACATCTTCAGAAAGAATAGCAAAGGGTTTTTCTGATCCATCTGTTTGTGCAGAATCAACAGCAACCGCCTCACCACTTGCAGATACAATCCCTAATACAGTTCCACGTGTTAAATTTTCCCCGGATGCTACAGTTACTGAATCTGTCACTACAGGTTGCACACCACCGGCAAAGAGATTATCACGATCAAAAGTATCTAATGTTGGCATTACTTATTACCTCCTCGTTTTTTATTGATAAAGTTTGCGATGGAACTCGCTTTTTCTTCTATTTCTTGTTCCTCTGGCTTTTTATTTTCGGGTGCTTCTGATCCCTGAATATCATCCAACTCTTTTGCTTCTTGTTTGGTTTGATTAAAAATATTTTGTCCTTGTGTTTTTTGCGCTTTTATAATATCCATGGCCACTTTTTCAGCAGTAGCATTCGTTTCAAACTTAGCTTTGTTAATTAGCTCTTCGCTACCTGGAATATCTAAATCTTCAATGGCTTTAATTCGATTATTTTCATCCTTCGTTCCATTTTGATAGCCTTCGTTCTTTACTTGCTCGTAAAGATCTGGATAATCGTTTTTTAATTTTTCTAAATCCATCGGTGCTGATTCCTCCTCATTTGCATAATTTGTGAATTTTTTATGATCTAAAAATTCATTGCGCAGTTTGTCAATCACCGCTTGTGGAAGCATTTGATTAGTGTCTTCGCTTGCTACAAACTTCATCTCGTTATCAAACATAATTTCATCAATGAAGCCTTGTTCTTTTGCTTGTTGTGGTGTGAGCCAAGTTTCTTCATCCATCATCTCTAATAATTCTTTTTCTTCCATACCAGTTTTGATGCGATATGCGCTAGAGATGGTTTGATTCACATTCTTTAAAACTTTTGATTCATGATCCATATCTCTATAGTCGCCCATCGCAATGGAAGATGCGTTATGAATCATCATCTGCGCTGTTGGTGCCATTGCTACTTTATTACCAGCCATAGCTATAACAGATGCTGCACTTGCTGCAATTCCTAAAACTTTAATCTTTACGTTACCTTGATAAGATTTTAATGCAGTATAAATTTCAGACCCTTCAAACACATAACCGCCACCACTATTAATTTCCACCTCAATCTCTTCGTTGTTAGTGGCTTGCTCTAGTTCTTGATTAACTTTCTTGGGGCTAGTAGCTTCCATGTCTAGCCAATCATAAATCCATTGTTGGTTACTCGAGATGATAGGACCTCGAATACTGATTTTTTTCAATTCTCCCACCCCCTTTCAATTAATTTCTTCTTTGTTCTTCATCGTCTTCTTGATCTGGATTATCTGGAACATCCCCTATTTCATTGGATGCAAGTCCGTCTCTTCTACGCATTCTTTCTTCTACCACACGAAGACTATGGTTTCTAAAGTAATCCCCATTACCCATTTCCGTGGTTTCTCGTGTTCTTGTACTAAATCCTTCTTCTACACGTTTTGCCGCAGCATTTACTTCTTTGAGTGGATCCAATTGACCTTGTGAAGGACCATTCCATTCAGCCCTTGTATAAGCTTTTTTGATTAATGGATCATTAAAGAAACCCGGCGCTTCTATGCGACCTTTTGCAACAGCTTCGGATAACCATTCCTCATATATAGGCTGACAAAAGTCATTTGACATCCATGTTCTGCGCATCTTAAACATTTTCCATGCTTCTAATAACGCAGCTCGGCTTGCTGAATAAGATGATGTGAAATGCTTTAATAACAATTCGTACGGTACTTCGATAGCAGAACCGATTTGACGACATACTGATGTAACAAATCCATCAAATGCTTGATTTGGCCGTCCTGGATTCGCCTCTTTAACATCTTCCCCCTCTCCTAATTGGACCATGGCTCCATTTCCAAGTTCGTAGGAGGTTTCGTCATATGAATCCACTTGCTCATCATCCGCATACATTTCACCAAATTGATCTTCGCTTTTATCGTCTGTTTTGATAAAGACCGTGTACATCCCACTTACAACAGCAGCCATTAATTCAGCTTCTGAGTATCTACTCAATTGTTTTAATGATTCAATAACTGGTGCAAGGATTGGTACACCTCGTCTTTGTTCTGGTCTCTCCGATTCCATTAAATGAATAACATTTTGTCTTCCAGTTTGAGCACCAAATTTCCTTACTCTCTTCCATTCATTAGTCGAATAGGAAATGCTGTTAGGATGATGTTGCGCAATGTGATAAGCAACTACTTCACCGCGCTTGTTAATCTCTACACCGTTTACGATTTTATTGTCTTTATCTAAAGTTGGAACCTTACTTGGATTGCAAACACGATCAGATTCAATTATTTGCACGCGTAAATCATATGGCATATTAGGTCGTTCAAAGTAAGGGAGTAACGCAAAAGAATCACCAGACATGAGCCAAGACAAAAAGGCCAATTGTTGCAATTCATAAAAGTTATTCATTCGTTGCGCGTCACAATGTAATGATTCTGCCCAAAGGTTAAATTCACGCTCCACCTTCGTTTCCCAATCGTCTGCTTCTTCTAATGTCATTCCTAGATATTCATAGTCGATTTGTGAATTTAGTTTCAAACCACTACCAATCACATTGGTTCTTATAGTTTTTAATGCACCAGTTGCAAGTGGGGCTCCCATGTATAAATCACGTGAACGCTCACGAAGTTTAGGTATGTTGTACTCCACATCTTCAATCACGGATCCCTGTCTAGTGAGCCATCCCATCATGCTTTTTTTCTGGGTGCTAGCTCCGTGACTTCCATATCCAGCGCCATGACCAATTAAATTCATTTTTTGTTTTGCGTGCATTCGTTTTAACCCACGTTCTGGTGATACCCATGCAATCGCCCGATCTACCCAGTTCAAATCTTACCACCCCCTTACCAGTCTCTTGGTATAGCTCGTCGTACTTTGCGCGCCCCTTTACCTTTTAACCTTGAAACTTCACTTTTCCAGTAACTTATTTGTTTTCGAATTTCGCTTAAATTTGCTCTAGTCAATTGTCTTGTTCCAATTCGATATGATTGACCAGTTGATACCGCTAATTCTGCATCTAACCAAGCTTCCAAATGTTTTTGAGCTCTTTCTAATGTCACCATTCAAAATCACCTCATTAAAAAACATCCACTTTTATAATGGATGTCTATTTCACACCTTTAGACAAGACACGTTTCCGCCTTCTTTTTCTAGCTGGTGCTTTCGTTTTTTCGATTGTATAATCTTTTTCTAAATTTGGATTTAATATTTCTAATGCTGCAGTATTATATACTCGTAAATCTAATGGCTCATTTCTTTCTCTAGTTTTCTTCCAAACTCTATAAGCAACACCTTGTCGATATCTTGTTTCCAATTTTTCTGCGGTTAATCCATCAAAATATTGTTGGTTGTACCCTCTATCCCTAGGGAAATGGCAAAAGTTTGGCCCGGGTTCTTCCACTTGCAAATTGGACATCACTTTAGCTTTACCATCCGAAACTCCGACAGTAATTAATAATGCTTTGCTTGGCTTTACTCTTGAATATCCACTGATTAATGGTACATATTCACCATTGTTTTCACCTTTACCTTTAATGGCATAAATTCTTCGCACTTCTCTTGGTTTAGTAAAATGGTAAACTTCTTGAGTATAGTGTCCACCTGAGTCAACACAAGCACAAGCGATTCCATAATGCGAACCATCTTCTTTGGTCCATGTTCTACTTAAATATTCATCTAGTTCATTCCATATCTTAGGTTGGTTTAAATTGCCGTAAATTACATGATAATCAATCCCCCAAGATTCTTTACCTTCTCCCCAACCTACTACTTCAATTTCAAACCGATCATCTTGTGTGTCAACTGCAGCTGTTAATATTTTTACACCATTCGGTACATCCGCATTATATTTTTCTAATCGTTCATGCAGAGCATCACTTTCAATTTGGTCTCCATCTTCTTCCCATGTTTCACCTAAAGAAGTGTTTGTCCAAACTTTCAAAGCTTCTTTTCCTTTTTTCTTAGATTCTAAAAAGTCACTCACAATTTCTTTCCATTTGCGCCAAGGACTAACAAACTCACTCAAATGAAATCCTCTATATAACCCTTTGTCGTTAGTTGCTATCCACTTTCCTTTTTTGCCTTTCCATTCATACTCGTTGTGCATTGCACCACAATGAATACAAGCATGGGTTACGTCATCTAAATTATCTTTGTTAAATACAATTTGAGCCCATTTTAAAGGTTGATATTCATTACAGGATGGACATGGTAGATTCCACTGTTCTTTTGTGCTTGAATCATATTCTGATTCGATTCGGCTCGCACCTTTAATTGTTGGAGTGGAAACCATTATCTTTTTGCGATTATAGAAATTATTAGTACGTTTTTCTGCAAGAGAAAGTGGATCACCTTCTGTTCCAGCGCTAACCGGAAAGCGATCCACTTCATCTGCTAATAGTATTCGAATTGGTCTTGATGCTAAACCAGAAGGGGCATTTGCACCAACTAACGCAATATAACCACCGGCAAATGTTTTTTGCAATGTGGTGTTACCTCCATCACGTGTTTTTTCATCAGAAACTTTTTTCCTTAAAACAGGAGTATCTCTAATCATTGGCGCTAATCGTTCTTTTGAAAAACTTTTTGCTAATGCTTCAGTTGGTTGCATCAATAAAATTGGTGCTGGGTCAAAATCGATATGATAACCAACAGTATTTAAAATTAATTCTGTTTTTCCTACCTGGGCACTGGCCATAACTACTATTTTTTCAGACTCAGGTTCCAGAACCGCATCTAAGATATCACGTTGATATGGTGCGCGATCCGTACGCCATTGTCCTGGTTCTGCTGATGATTCACTTGATAATTTTCGATAGGCATCAGCCCATTCTGATACTGTTAGATCAGGAGGAGGTGCGAGTATATCTTTTGTAAGATTTTGAAAAAGTGAAAGTGTATCACTTTTTCTTTTTGCTGCCATTATTATTGATCTCCTCTTCCTTGATCTTCTCCATCTCTAACAGTTCTTCCTCACCCTCATCCAAATACATCTTATCTTTACTTTTTTCGTAAAACACGTGTGGATCGTAATCAGATAATTCTTCTAATGCTTCAAACACTGCATCTTTTAAAACATTTTTTATTGCTGGAATTTCACTTTTCCCTAGTATCTGAGGAGCTGTTTTAGATGGCAACCCTAATAGCCTAGCACGAAATGCACCTAGCATATCATTCATAACGAGTTTTACATCTTCAGAACGATGCAATTCGCCACGCATTATTTGTAGTTCTAATTCCGTTTTCTTTCTTCTTGCCCTGGTCCAAAGCGCTTCCTCTTCTGTTTTATCTAAATCACCTTCCGGCTTTTCACGATCAACTACATATTCGATATATGAATTAATCGAAGCTGGAAGATCATATTTTCCATGACCTATACGAACCAATGCATTTTCATTAGCTAATTGCCGAATTCTACGGTCGCCTAAATTAAGGATTTCCGAAATTTCTTTTGTTGTTACAATTTTTATATTTTTGCTAGATTCCTTGCTACTCAAAGGGTTTCACCACCTTTCAAAATTATTTCCCAAGAATTTGAAAGCTGAAACGGAAATGAACTTTTTCGGCAAAAAACTGGAGCTTTTTCGGGCTCGCAAGCACCCGTAAGAATTTTATATTCTCAGAAGGACCCATTTATTTTTAAAAACGTCAAATCCCTTGTGGCTCAAGGGGTGTGACGTTTGTTATATTATGCAAAAAGAGCGCAATACCCATAAAAATGAGTGTTGCGCTCTTAACTAAGGGGGATTATTTATTTTTCCTTATTACCATAATAACACATTAAATTCCCTATGCTTTGCCGTAATTCTGCCTTTTGTCTGCCATTTTTACTAATTCACCTTATCTTATATTGTGTTGAATTCATTTAAAGGCTGAAAGCCTTGATATTACTGCTCTTAATTCAAATACTTTAAATGAGTTACACACTATCTTATTGTGTTGAATTGATAAGTATATGTAATAAAAAAAGCCTATCCTGATATATCGGATAAGCTTAAATCTTAAAGCCTTTCATTGCATTGTCCATTCCATCTTGATTAATACCAATATACTTCTTTGTGATGTTTTGGCTAGAATGATTAAATATTTCTTGCAGCATGGCGATGTCTTTTGTTTGTTTATAAAAATGATAACCAAATGTTTTTCTTAATGTATGTGTACCTATTTCATCCAAACTTACATAATCTGCAGCCTCTCTTAATATTTTGTAAGCCATGCTCCTGCCGATAGGCTTATTAACTCCTTCTCTGCTTTTAAATAAATATTCATAATCTTCTTTTCCTTGGATATATCCTTTTAACTCCCTTCGTAGAGAAGGAGTTATATTAATTCTTTTTTGTTTCTTAGTTTTGGTTTCTCTAATGCTAAAATAAGGCTTTTTTGCATCTGCGACTCTTAAAGGCAAAATATCTGATATCCGTAACCCGCTATTAATACCTACCAGAAACAATATATAGTTTCGTTCATTTTTCCCTTTTAAATAATGTTTAATAGCTCTTATTACTTCTGGATCCCTGATTGGTTGCACAAAATTCATGATGGTCTCACCTCGCTCTTATAAACTTCTACTCTCATAATAAAAGCGAGTTTATAGAACGCTCTAGATTTTATTCGATAATACTTTCTTTCGCTGTATCCCAATTCCTTATATATCTCATAATCATAAATATCATCATCACTTAAATAACGTTTGATGATTACAGCTCGTTCTTGCTCTGATAAACGGTTCACGCAACGTTGCACCCATTTTAAAAACTTATGTCTTTCATTCTCTTGATCTATCCTTTTAACTGCTATATCTTCTGTCTGAGAGTTATTCTGGTTGTTGAAGGTGGGTGGAACAATCGAAAAGGAACTAGTGATGTTCGGTTGCAAATCTATAGGTTCCATTAATAAATACAATTTATATTGATCAAGTAGTGATTCTACTTTATGTTTTGTGGAGTATCGATCAATCTCTGGTAATTTGAAAGTAGTTTGCATAAGAACAACTCCTTTTTTTATTCATTACTTTTGTCTAATTGCTCCGCCTTTAGCTCGTTTATAAGTTGGTCTATTTACGCCCATCAATTCTTTTAATTCTGATTGAGATAATTTTTCCTGCTTCTTATTCCTCTTTTGTTTCGGTTGTTTGCTTTTTTTCACGCTTCAACCTCCTATAAATAAAAAAGGACACTAACAAGAAGCGCCCTAATGCTCTTGTTAATGTCCTCCGTTTCTCGGTCAGACTAGGTATTAAATTAGAATTTCTTAAAGATATCATCATTAAAACTTTTGTTAATTTGTTTAGATGTTTTTTTGAAGATTAATCCGAAGAATCCGAACCATATCGCATAAATTGAAACAGCGATCACTGCAGGTAGGAATACTATCCACCAACTCCAATCAATCATTCCGAAAGCCTTCAATACAACAAATACAATTGTTAATAATTCTAAAAATCCTATCACTCATTCTCCTCCTTTATCGTTTATTCGTATAACTAACCCGATCAGCCGTAATCTTTCCATCTACCCATGTAATCGTGTGCTCTCCATAACCACTAGCAGGCTTGTCTAATACAATCGGTCTACCTTGCTTGATAATGACTACTTTATCCTTTAAATCGGTAACTGGTATCTGTATGTTCTTATCTGCCATGATTAACCTCCTAGTACGCTTTATTACCGTGTCTGTATGATCTTCCTTTATTGCGTTCCATTTTCGTTAATACAGCATCCTCTAAATCAATGTTCCTGGACCCACATAAATCAAAGATTCTAATAAGTATGTCTGCTAATTCTTCCTCAAAATTCTCTTGATCTTTCTTTCTATCTGCTTCTAAAGCTTCTGAAACTTCACTATGAATTAAAGCTAAAATCGTACCTGTTTCCCTTGGCTTATCATGCCATCCTTTTGATTTTGCTATTTGATAAGCTTCATTGCATAATTGATTAATAGATTTTTCCATTATTCCGATTCCTCCAATTCTTTAGTTAATGCGTGTTTTGCAATATACTTAGCATCGCACATTACATCGTCACAACTTTCTCCAGATATCTTGATTAAGGCATTTTGATATCGATTGTTTTGTTGTTCTAAAAAAGATTTTTCAACTTTTAAATTTCTGACTTTCTCATAACGTTTTTCTAATCTTCTTTTAAGTTGTTTTCTTGATTGTTCCAATTCCTCCACACGCTCTGCTTGTTGGATTAATCGTTCATAATCTTCTTTACTCTTAAAACCTACATAATGTCTACCTTTTGGAGTGGTATGTTCGTACTCTTCCAACCTACTCACTCGATCACTCCTTTCCCTTAATTCCCTTTCAACACCTTATAAGCCATCCCTAAAGCGTCACCCATTGCGTATTTCTCTGGTATTTTATATTTGTAATCCGTTAGATTTTCATATTTAGCAAAATGAAATGATCTCCAAATATCAATACTTCCTGTTAGATGCTGTCCCATTAAGTTTTTTGAATAATCCTTTTGAAATGCTTTGTAATCCGGATTTCTAAACATTCCCCATATCTTCAAAATATGGTTTCTGTGTTTCCATGCTGTATACGTTTCGATGACAAGCATTGCTAAAGCATGGTTTTCTTTCATAGATTCATATAATTCCTTTTTAAAATCACTTCTAATTTTGCGATATTTGCGTTTTATGATTTTACTCATACAATCACCCCTCCTTCACTCTTTCAGCGCTCAACAGCATGGTTTCAATCATCTTCAAATCAGGTACATATATCGGCTTGGGAGATGCGTTAATATATTCGTTTTGTACTTTGATTAAGTAAAGTGTGTCCATGTTGGTCACTCCTTTGTTTTTACTCGAAATAAAAACTAATTAGTCTCTTTTATGTTTTCCACAAAAACTTATATACGGTGAATGAGAAGGGCAGTTTTCATCGTTTGGTAAAACTTTAAATTCACTATTTTCGTTATAGTGATCCTCTAAATCTTCACTAACGCATTGCATTGACCTTTCATTGTTAAACATTTCGTGATTCGGACTCCACATATTCCAATAGCACTCTTTTACATTACATTGCATCCATTTCACTCCTTCGCTTTTTACTCGGAATGTGAATTAAATTTCTTGTTTCTCCTTCAACCAATTCTCCAAATCTTCTTGTTTAAATGATCCTGTATAGTAATTTTGTTTTCCGCAGTTAGGACACGTTCTTTGAAGGAACTTTGCAAAATTACCACAACCAGAACATTTATACTCATATTGGACCATCTTTAATTGTTTGATTTCCTCTAGAAGCCATTCGACTTGTTCCAGTTCTAAATTATCCAATGGGTTATCTAAGTTTTCTTTTCCCCATTCTAGCTGGTCTTTGATTGTGCCTATATCCATTTTTAAATCCTCCTTTCACTTAGCATTTTCTGTCTAACCCTCAAAACCACTTGTTACTCGCACACTGAATATCAACACGTAACGCTCGATCTTTGTCGGATAAATAATCATCAATGGTCATCATGATGTATAATCTTTTGCCACATGAATTGCAAGTTGCTTTCTTTTGCTCTTCGAATACATTTTCCGTTCTGCAGCTAGAACATTGATAATGCGTGATCATGTCATCACTTCCTTTTTCCGCTGGAGACGATTTTGCACTGCTTGGCTTGTCCTGCCTTCTAATTCACTTGCTATCTGCTTGTATGTCTTTCCTAATCGCCTTCCTGCTTCTATAATCTGATCCTCTTCTTCTGTCCATCTTCTTTTGTAAAATAAATGGGTGCGTAATTCTAAGGTGTGGTGTTTCTCGGTGAATAGATGATCTGCACATGAAGGACAGTTTGCTTTGCTTTTCATTTTGCAAGGAACAAGAAAGTCTATATCACAATCTTTGCAGTAATACTGGTGGAACTTTTGTCTAGGTATCGTCATCATCCTCTATAAAAATGCCGTAAAGTGCGTTCTCTCTTTCTTCTAATCTTTTTCGTACACTTGGATAACATAGCCATTTCACTTGTTTTACGCTTTTTCCTAGTTTTTCTGCTACTTCTTCTTGCGTCCCCCATATGAAAAATTCATCACCAATGTACATGGCAATATCATTTTGTTTATTCTTGTTTTTGTTTTTGTTTTTCTTGATGTGTTTACTTTTCGGATTCATTGCTGCTTCTTCTAAGGTGTAACCTCTTTTTATCCTCGCTCGAAAAGTGAAATCTTTAATACCGTTCTGTCTCGCTATCTCCTTCCACTTTTCATAATCCATATACACCACCCCTACACAAACACAATGCACTTGTATTTATTTGGCTTTGAGTAGTAAGTCACTATTCGTGTTAAGCACTCACCATCGCTGTTCTTATATTTTTCTTCGACCAGGTATAACTTTGTCATATAATCACCCCAGCTGAATATAATCTAATAATAGATCATGTTTCTTTTGAACCTTTGCTAATGGCTCGCTATTCACTTGCTCTTGCTCCTTTTCTTCTAACTTACGCATGAGTTCTTTTCGTTCTTTAAGTAATTCTTGTACTGTGGCATGAAGTTCATCAGCATGATTTTCAGCTATTTCTTTCTCCTTTTTTAATCTTTGAATGACGGATTGTTCGCTAACCTCTTTCTTAACATTCGTTTTCGGTTTATCTGATTTATCTATGGTGTTGCTACTTCTAATTTTCTTAGCATGGTAATAAACAGTGGATTCATTGACTCCTGTACGCTTAGCAATCTCTGGGCAACTTAAATCATTTTCCTTTAACAAGGTTTTTGCTCGCTCGACATCTCCTTTTGCTTTTGACACAGTTTCCCTCTCCTTTCTTACTCGTTCTATCCCGTGGTTTTCTAAGTACTCCACAAAGTTCGTAAGATTCATTCTCATGGCTTTTGCAATTTTAGTCCTAGTTATTTCTTGATCTAATAGCCAATGAATTTCAGAAAAAGTTAAATCCTCACCTTTTGCTAATAATCGGTTGATACGATCATCTTTGGTTCCGGTTAGTTTACCTCTTAGTTGCTGCAGCTGGGTATCTAGTTCTTTTTTATTGGCTGTTTTATCGTAAATGTCTAATATCGCATCGATCTTTCGGATGATCTCAACTCGATGCAAGTCATCACCCCATGTAATAACCGCGCTTTTTTGTTTGTTCCCAATCTTTTTTCTCAACGATATGCGTTTTCTTGTTAATACTTCCTAGGCATTCAGTAGTTATAACAACTTTCACAAATTCTTTTTCTTCGCCCCAATCAAATGGTTCTTCGCTATGAATCTCTTCAATATAGATTTCTGTTTCATCCAATTGTCCTTCTGACCAAAAAGCACATGGTGGCAACACTCTGCCTTTACACGCTTGATCAAATAAAGCTAAAAAGATTTCTTGCCATACTCTTCTTTCTCGCTTAGCTATCCACTTCATACTTGCACCTTGTTTGTACTGTTCTACGATGCGCTTTAATGTATCTTCCTCAAATGCTGGTTCGTAGTTTTCCAAGCAATACACCCAATTATGTTTTGGATTCAAATGCAACGGTTGGCCTGTTGTTCTCATGTTACGTACTCCTTTAAGTATTCTTCTAGCAATCTATCTGATTCAGCAGCTATCTTTTCTTTTTCTGCTTGGCTTCTTTTTGGTTGCCCTAATTTTCTAGCTTGCTTATGTTCCTCATACCAATCCGGTATGATGTTTGGAGAAGGTCGGGATTCAAATTTAAGCTGTTCTATCTCGCTGTGGTCCATTAATACCACTCCTTGGCCAATTCCCATTGTTCTTTTGTTATCTCCAAATTTACTGGTTCATATTGTTCTAGCCACTGTTCAACATCAAAGTTTATCACCGCATCTGTTCCGTATTGATCTAACATAAAATTTTTATGCGCTTTCGACTCTTCTTTAAGTGCTTCGACATCTTTGTCAGTTGGTTTCGTGAGATCTCCTCTCCAAATCATAAAAGCATTTTCAATTTCGCTAACTGATACATCCAAATCATCATCTGACCAATCCCCGGCATCTGGTCCATTTGATAAAAACCTGTCTTTCTTTGCTTTATTTTTAAATGCTATTACTGGTATTGTGTTCATTCCGTTACCTCCTAAAATCATTCTTCAACATGTTCCATAACCACTTTTAAATAATCCTTGTAATCTAACGGCTCTACTTCATCACCAACTACTTGCGACTTATCTTTAACGCTCCAAAACCATCTATCTCCTAGCCATTGGCTTGCTTTCATATTGTTAGTACCAAATACATCATGTGCTTTGAATGGTGAATACTTATCCTCGAATCCTTCAAGCATTTCCTTGAAAATCTTGTGATATTTCGAACGTTTCTTAAATGTATGAATTCCGTTCTTATCAGGATTTTTAGTCAATTCATCTTTATATGTTTCATAATCCTTTGAATGACCGTAAATACCGAAATGTCCTTCGTGATAAAATGCAAAACCATTGTCAGTCAAATATTTTTCGCTTAGTTCTTTGAAAAACTCCTTACGTTTTTGGTTTCTGAAAACTGTATCTTTATGCCATTGAGAATCTTGTTTAACTTCGAATACTGGTGAATCTAATGTTTCCATCCAACCCCTCCTAAAAACCTTTCCTGCGGTAACTTTCTCCTTCTAGGCGTATTGCTTGAGCATTATCTAGCAACCTATCAACGATTCGATCCCCATTGATCCCTAGCTTCTCTTTTAGAGAGGATTCACTGTAATTAGTCGTAGTGATTAATCCTTTACCTAATCGCATATCAATAACTCGAAATAAAATATCTGATGCCCAAGTTTCTTGTCCGTTTTCGCTTGGTTTTACGTATTCAGAACCTAAATCATCCAGAGCTAGTAAATCTAATTCATCGATAAGTTTCATAATACGTTCTTCCGTTAAATTTGATTGATAGTTGTACGTTCCTTTGATTTTCATTAATAAGTCCGTTGTTTTAATAAACATGGCTTTGTACGGCTTTTCCTTTTGTGTTTTTTTATCAAAATATCGTTTGCTCCGAACGCCTTTCACCATTGCATAAGCTAAGTGGCTTTTTCCTAGCCCTGGTTCTCCACTAAATGCAAGTGTTTTTGTTCCATCAAATTCTTTTACGTACTTTGCAGCTGTCTGTTTTGCCCTTAACTGCGATTCATGTTTTGGTTGATATCCATTAACGGTTACGTTTTTTAAATCGTCTGTAACACGTTCAAAACTTAAAATAAAATTCAATTCTTTAGCTTCTTTGTACTCTTTTGATGTTGGTAAATTAAAGTCTTTGAACACTTGCCTGTCAGAGCAAGGTTTACAGCTCCCTTTTACGCCTACTGGGGTTTGATACAATTTGTAAACATGACCGCATTCCGTGCATTCTTCTTTCCCCACTTCTTCGAACATGCCTAATACTGATTTAATTACCTGCATAGCTTCCCTCCTAAAAAGCATCTTTTTTCGGGTCAAACTGATTAATGTTTAATTTATTTCTAGAATCGAATGTACGTTTCAAATAATTATTCAGTGGATCAGCCTCATCTAAAAATTTACGAATATCTTTATCTCTCATTAGATCAGCTAATGGATACTTGTGAGAAAACCAATGATTATTGCTATTTAAGATATAAGCATAGTTGTCTATCGCCTTTTTTAATTCTTTGAAGCTATAATCTTTTAATCTCCTTTTGATTGCTGTACGCATAGGAGAAGTTAATTTGCGGTGCTTCACGATATTTTTAGAAACATAGTGATCGAACAGATCACGTATAATGTCTTTATTATTATCTTTTTCTTTATCTAATTCTCTTTCTAATTCTTCTTCTGTTTCGTTACTTAACGTTTCAGTAACGTTACTATGATTTTTTTGCTCTATTTTCTTTCGTTCACGATGCTTGGCAACGCGTTTTCTGGTTTGTTCTCTTATCTTGTCTAACCCTTCAATATTTTGATGTTTTTCCCAATTAGTGATAGAAATAAATTGATTTTCATCAATTTCAATCATTCCAAATTGTTGAAAAGTTTTTAGAGCCATTCTGACGGTACCAATCGGCCGATCAAATAAAGTGGACAACATTTCATCTGTATATGGAATATTTTCGGATAGAAAAATGTAACCACTAGCATTAACTTTCCCAGCTTGCGCCAGAAGCTTTACCCAAATAATTAATATCGTATCTGCTTCGGGCATTTTTTCGATAAGTCTTATTTTTTCATCTTCAAACATTTGAGTGCTTAATTTAATCCATTTAACATTACTCATTCGCACCGCCCTCCTTAGCGCTGAAACGTTATTCTTTCTTCTTGATGATTGCTGTCTTGCCTGTTTTCAATCCTCACTAACTCATAACCACGATAATTATTGCTTATATAGCCTGCCACGTAACTTTTGAATAGTTCCCTACTCCCCTCTGCCCAGTGTTGGTAGACATAGGGGATCGGTTCTTTTCTTTCACGAATCAAGATCATCACCGTCTGGAGGATAATAATGCAGTTCGCCTAGACCTGGCATTTTCACCCCTAATTTTTGATCATCTTCATTACGTTTTGCATGCTCTTGCATCATGTATTGAAAAACTGCTGCCACAGCTTCATCTGTCACATCCCCTACCTTCTTGATTTGGTTAGGGTTTTCTTCATTGGTAAAACCAATGTAAATACGGTTCGTTTCTTCGGTTACTCGGATATCTAATTTCATTCCATCACTCCTAAAAATTGAAAGATAATACTTGTCCATCCATAGGCTAACCCTGCTAAGAATAAGGTGAGTAATAAAATGTAGATGTTTTCTTTCCACTTACTCAATATGATCAACCTCCAAAGTAGTGGATATATCGCATTGGAAATCCGTAACATACAGCAGCAATAAATAATATCAGGGCTAAAATGTGGCCATATTCTTTCAAAAAACTCATTTTAATTATTCACCACCTAAAATTTGTGATATAATACCTTCACACAACAAAATCAAAGATGTGGAACCTTAAATTGTGTTCCATTCGATTACTGATTTCCTTTGCGATTTCGTTGCATTCACTGACGCTATCAGCTGTAACGAGAAATGATTTGACGCATCGGAAATCGTTTTTTACTTTCTTGAAAAATACGATTTCATAAATCATATACACCACCTTTATGTAATTTTGATGCAGCTGCATCCTAATGACCACAAACGAGAAAGGAAGGAAGTCATTATGAGTTGGTAATTTTTTAAAATCGCTTGTGACCATTAGGACAAAGCTAGCAATCTAGCTTCATCCGTGATATAATAGAGTCAAATACAATCAATCTCTATCCTGAAGAGCGCCTGGTGCAACAGGTGCTTTTTATATGCTAAAAATACTGATAAGCAAGAATAAGTAAGTTAAAATGCCTGATACAGAAATGAATATTTTAAACGCTCGATCTTGTTTCAATTTGTCTCTTCCTTTCTTTTGCAATCATTTCATCATAGTAAGACTTGGGCTGTGGTGTATAAGTAAATGAACGAGAATATGCACCCAATTGTTTTAATGATCGAAATGCGTTATTCAAGTAACATTCCGCTTTATCCGTTTGACCTTTACTTGCTAATCTCTTCGCTTCCTCAAAACAGTGATTCATACACAACACTTCTTCTTCTACCTTAGTTAATAAAGCTTTTGGGTAATGATCTTCTAACATTGTTTGATTTCCTCCTATTAAGCTATAAATGGTAATGCTAGACTTACGACAGTTGGTAAACTTGTAATCGAATCGCCTATTACATCTGCATTAGCGATAAAGCTAAGTAATAAATCTTGATTGGATGTTTTCTGTGACCAGATCATCGCATCTCTAAGTGTGACGGTGATCTTTCCATTCTCCATTCTTGATATGGTTGAACGGTTCAAACACATCCTTTCAGCCATTTGATCTTGCGTAAAACCTCTTTTCAACCTCATTTTTCTAAGAAGATTCCCCTCAATGTTTTCCAATGCCTACCCTCCTTCCCGTTCCTAATCTGCACGTGCGATACGTGCAAGTTATCTATCTATTTATGTTTTAGATTGTTATACTTAATGTGCGCCCTAATTAAGAAGTGTATGGATAAGGAAAGTCGATCATATTGCGGTTCTCGATATCCTTTTCCAACCATTCGAATAGCTTAGCCGTTACTACTCGTGGATGCCCTAATTCACGAGTTACTGGAAAATCAGATCGGTTAAACAATTCATTACACTTCTTATCTTTGATGTTGGCTACCTCCATGAATTGCTTTCTTGTCATCAATGGAGGTAGCTTATCTATCATTTCTAACTCTTTTCGGATTTCTGGAATGAGTTGCTTTTTGAGTTCAGATACCATTAATTGAATTTCGGTTTGTTCGAATTGGATGGTTGGCATTAAACTGTCACCCCATACTCTTGTATCAACTTTTCTGACAGTTTCACTTGACCTTTACCAGTTATTAAAGTTGTCACACTTTCTACATCACCATGCGTACGAGAAATCATTGTTACGGTAGTGGTGAATAAACCTTGTTCAATGTACTGTTGCTTAGGTTGATTTTTCTCACGGCCAGTTTTAATTAAATATCCATTATCACGTAACCACTTGAACATTTTATTTCGGCCTAATTTGATACCGTGATCGTCATACATCATTTTGGAGAATGAACCAATATTTATAGATGCATTGGAATTAGAAACGGCTTTTCCAAAATTTGTGTATGGTAGTTCTTCTTTTCGTTGTTGTTCAAGTAGTTCATATTCTTTTCGTTCGATAATCCAACGTTCAGCACGTTTGATCGGATCGTCAATCATATAAGATGGCTTTTCTAATTCGTAATATCCATTTTTTCTAATAGAAGGGATTACTTCATGAGTTACCCAACGTTTAAATTGTTTTGCTTCTGGTTTACGGCTACTAAGAACTAAGTTGTATAAACCGAATTCATTAACTGTTCCAATTTTTTGGTATCCGCCATGGGTGTCAATTGAACTTACACCCTTTTCATCACCATCTAATCGGCTTAATGCCATTCTTGAATTTTTAATTTCCAAAATGTCGCACACATCTTTAGCAACAAACTCTGTTTCATCACCATTGTTAATAATTCGCAATTGATGACCATTAAAGATTTTTGTTAATTGATTCATGAGATCAACTCCTTATCTATTTGTTCCTTTTGGGAACTTTTATTTTCAAAAAAAATCACCCAGTCAAACTTAAGAGTCTTAGCGATAGATTTAGCTACTTCGACCGATGGTGTTTTATTTCCTTTTTCTATATGGGTGTAATGACTTCTAGAAATACCGGATAATGTAGCTACCTCAAAATGTGTCAACCTTCTTTGGTTGCGCATTTCTTTTAACCAATTTCTCATGTTGCACCCCCTTTTTGTTCCTTTTAGGAACTTCATCTTGTTTTTAATTATATGTTCTCTAAAGGAACATGTCAACATATAATTTTAAAAAAAACGTACTTTTAAGAACATTTACTGACGTTACTTAAAGAAACATTTATAATGGAAAGGGGAAAAGGAGAGTGTATGAAATGGAAATCTTTCCGGAAAGATTGAAAAGCCTTAGGGAAAACAGGAAAGATGTCGATAAGAAATGGACGCAAAAATATGTTGCGAATAAAATTGGCGTTGCTAGAGAAACGTATACAGGTTATGAAAGAGGTACCAAGTCACCGCCGATGGAAACTGCTAATAGGTTAGCTGATCTTTTTGATGTAACAACAGATTATCTTACGGGAAGAAGTGATGATCCCAATCCTCAAACAGAATCTGATAATCCTAACAGAGCTTTTCACAACTTCGAAGATATTACAGAACAAGAAAAAGAATACTTAGAAGAACAACTTAGAATATTCCGCAAACTAAAAAAAGATAAATAAGAAGCCTTTAAGGCTCTTTTTTATAACTATATAACAAACATACATTCGATTATTGGGGGTCTTCTATGTTTGATTCGTATCAAAAAACTGAACTAGAAATTTGGTTGGAAAATCTATACCTAAAACATGACATTATTTCTCCATCAGATTTAGCAATCGATAATGTGGCAAAAAAGTTAAATATGAACATCGCATATATGGAAGGCGCTAGAGAGGTCGCTTTATGGGATGAAGAGGATGCTATTATCTTTCTGAACCCAAATAAGCCCACGGAAACTATGAGAAAAATTTTTTTCCACGAGCTGTGCCATCCTCTAAGACATCATGGAGATCAAGAAAGATTTGTTGATAGTTTCATTACTCTTCAAGAACGTCAAGCAAACCAATTTGTGTTATATGCAGCTATGCCGTTTTACATGATAAAACAACTAGACTTACCTCAATCCGAACATCATTTAAGTTCATTATTAGCATTCACTTTTCATGTACCATTACGTCTAGCCCAAAAAAGAGTAGATCAGATCAAAAGAAGGATACAACAGGCAAATTTGGATCATGAATTTATAAAGCAACATTCTAATTATAAAAAAAGTTATGACCCATCCAATTGGTCTCATGAAACAAAAGCAATAATGGATCAACTCTATAAACAATTAAAGGGGGCTCAATGA